GAGCTGAAGTTCACCGTAGGTCAGCGTGGCTTCGGTGTCCTCGGTAAGAGGGGCGATAACCACGTTTTTAAGACCGACCGTGGAAGATACGGTCGGAGAAGCAGTTGCAGCCATGTTTGATATCCTCCTTGAATTGCATAGAAATAGCACAGACCCGTAACGAGCCTGTGCTTTGTGTTATTCTGTAGGGTTATTGTCCAGCGCGTCGCGCAGTCCGTCACGGATGATCTCAAAGGCTTCATCCTGCCAGGTGTCGAAAGCCGGACGAATATACGGATGTGCTGGAGCAGGAGCCGGACCACCATGGCCATACTCGACATAAGCGGGATAGTAGTCCTCATGATCCCAATCCTTGCGATGTACGCCGATGGTAATGTGCTGACCGCGCTTTTTGCTGCGTTTCACCTTGCCGATGTTCAGCGCCTTGCGGAGATCGCCCGATCTGGGCTGTGGGTCCTTGCTGGCATTTGCTTTCATCTGCTGATGAATGGGCTGTGCGGCTTCGGTCAGAATGCGTCTGGCAGTTGGTGCACCCGCGCCTTCAGCATCCATGGAGGACGCCATCCGCGCAATATCGGTCATCAGGTTATCCAGCCCGTCCACTTTCAGAGGCACGCTAATTCACATCCTCTCGCAGACACCATGTCCACTGTACCGTGTACTGGCGGGTAGCGGAGTCATATGCGGGCTGATTGTAGCCTTTATCCGATTCCTCAATCATGGAAAAACCCGCCGCATACATCATGCTTCGGATGCGATTTGCCGTTTCGGTCGGGTCGATATCGCTCCACAGGTTGAGATACACATAGGTACGGAAGGATGTCACGTGATCATCATGGTGCGATCCCTCCGTAGTAGTCGTGGAATACACCACATACTGTGTTGGCGGATTCTGTGCAGGTGAGGTAGCCCGCCAGATACCGGCCATAACGGGAATGCCCAGCGTACTGAGCGCGTCCTGAACCTGTTTCATCCACTGATGCCCTCCGCAATAGAGGCTTTCAGGCCCAGATAGTTCCGGGCAAAGCCGTATTCGCCCAGCGTGGAGATATTCCACTTCATATCACGGAAGCGTACCCACATGCCGGGCTTGATGTCGGAACGATAGCGGATGGTAAAGTTGACCACTGCCTCGGTGTTCTTTGCATCCGCCGCGCGATAATGCTGGTTTCCGGCGTCAATGGCAGCAGCCCAGACCTTGCACACAACAACGTCTTTGGGCTCCGGATAGCCGTTTTCATTGATGGTATTCTCCGTATAGCCAATCTCCACCAGGTGCTTCAGATCTCCGGGATGCGGACTGGATTCAAAGTTTTTATAACCTCTCACTCAATTCGCCTCCTCAGAACATCTTTTCGGGATCACGGTGCGGATACAGCAGATTCTCAAAAGCCGTGCGCATAGCGAGATACACCTGTCGGTCAGGGTTATCGCGGTTTTCATAGTAGTGGGAAACCATCAGGAGAACCGCCAGACGGACCGGTTCCGGAGCAGCAGTCTGAAACTCTGTTCTGCAGAAATCCTCCGCAGCACCTTGGGCCTGCGCGATCAGGCTTTCGAGGTATTCATCTTCTTCATCATGCTGGATGCGCAGATGGATTTTGACTTCATCGACCGTCAGAATCACGGTACATCACCGCCGTCATTCTTCAGCAGACTGCTTATCTTCTGTAGGTTCGGAAGCCAGGATACCCGCTTCACGCAGCACAGCCAGCAGACCATTGAAGTCCTCTCGCAGCGCAGCGACCGTAGTAGCCTCGCTATCAGGAACGTAGGCTGGGGTATGCTCGATCAGTTCCGCTTCGGGCAGTCCGCCGAAAAGCGTATCTGCGCCCTCTACCGTCGCTCCGGGAAGAAACGTCAGCTTGCCACCGATGACCCACTCGCTGCCGCCGTGGGCATGATAGTTACGAGCCGTATTGCTCATATGAATCAACTCCCTTCAAAAGAAGCGGAGAGGCTCCGCTCATTGGAACCTCTCCGTGTTGGTTACGCGCCCTTGACCTGCAGGCACTTCATGGCTTCCGCCAGCACCAGACGACCGTCCACACGCTGAGTAGCGCGGAAGCCGACCTGACCGGTAGCGGCATACAGTTCGTTGAGGCGCTGGAAGGAACGGCCCTGGCGATCCGCGATCCAGTAGGAAGAGAAGTCGCCGAACAGAATGGGCTTGGCTCCGGCAGCAACCTCCGGCATGTAAGCAGAAGTGACCAGACGGTAGTTAAGCAGCTTGTCAGGCTGACCTTCCTTGAGGCCGGGCTGCCAGAGGTACTGGCCGTTGCCGTCCTTCAGCTTGCGGATGGCCTTGATGGAACTGTCGTTCAGCAGGAAAACGGACTTCTTGCGGTAGACAGACTTCACGGAATGGACCAGGTCGATGATCTCATCCGCAGTCAGCGCAGCGCCCGCAGTGGTTACGCCGACACCTGCGCCGTTGGTGCTGTGCAGCAGACCGGTGGGCTTGGCAACGCCGTCGCCGTTGATGAACGCATCCTCCTCGGCAGCGCCGATGCGACGGGCAAACTCGGACGCGATGTAGCTCTCGATGTCGAAAACGGAATCCTGCAGGAGTTCATCGGACACCTTGATCATGGTCGCCACCTTGTGCGCACCGATGGAGATCTGACCGAAGGCGTCATCAGACTCGGGAATCTGGCCTTCCTCCTCGACCCAGCTTGCGGTGCCATGGCTGGCTACGACGGGAATCTTGCGATCGCCGGACTCGGTACGGATGATGGTACACAGGGTGCGCAGCTGGTTTTCCTCTGCCAGCGCCTGAACCAGAGTGCGCTCGTACTCGTCGGGACAGAGGAAGCCGCCTTCGGAATCAGTGCCAATCTGCAGGGCGTTGTGCAGCAGATGATGACCGCTGCGGTTGCGGATCATGTTCCAGAACGCCTGCTTGTACTCATCGGACGCACGGCCCATCCTGCCGGTAGGAGACTTCTCGGGACGGGAAGCCAGAGGGCGAGAGGTAGGATCGTTCATCTGGCGATCCATCTGCTCGGCGCGCTCCATGCGCTCGATAGCATGGCCGAGATCGACAACCTCCTGCTCCATGCGCTCGTACTGCTGGGTATCCTCGGCGCTCATTACGCCGTTCTCATTGGTATGCTCGTCAAGAAACGCCTTGGCACGGTCCCAGGTCTCGGCGCGCTTCTGACGCATTTCAAGAATCTTGCTCATGTTCATATACCTCCATGTTTATCGGTCGTTGGGTTTAATCAGATTCAGCCTCTTGTGAAGCTGATCTGCAGGGACGCCGGGATCAACAGACTCCGGCTCTTGCTCGGGTGCTTCCGGCTCCGATGCGGCGGATGCGGTTTCCGGAGTTTCCTGCACGATGACAGGCGTTTCACAGTTTCGCGTTCCCGGGGTGGGACGCGGAATCTGGGGATTATGGCGATCCAGCCATACCTGCACCTTCGCCTCCGCATCTTTTCGGTTGATCACATGCGCCCTTGCACTGTTGGCAGGACTGGACTGCGGATCAGCTACCGCATCAATGAAGCCGTGCGCCAGCGCAGAGCCTGCGTCCATCCATGTGGTTGCGGTCATCATGGCCGATACCGTACTGCGCTCCAGCGGACAGCGGCAGGCATAGATGTTGAGGATGCTTTCCTTGCATGCCCGAAGCAGCATGATCGCTTCATTGAAATTCCGTTCATTGCCCCAGGCAAAGGTAGAAGGGTCGTGGATCATATAGAGGCTGCCGGGCGTCATCTCCAGCGTGTCAGCCGCCATGGACAGCACCGTCGCTGCGGAAGCCGCCGTGCCGGAGATTACCAGATGCACCTTGCCGGGATAGGCGCGGATATCGTCGTGCATCCGGGTAGCGGCATTGCAGGAGCCGCCGTAGCTATTGAGGATGATGCACACATCGTCGGAGAATTCCTCGTTCTCGCCATACAGCGCATCATGCAGCATGGCAGGCGTGATCTCGTCGCCGTACCAGACTTCCTCATCGATATAGCCGTTCAGATTAAGCGTTCTCATGGTCTTTCACCTCACTTTCCGTAGCCCACACGATTCCCGCGAGAACAAAAAAGACACACGGCACAGCGACGCTGTTTCCGTATGCCTTATACTCAGCCGAGTCAGTATGGGGATTCTGCAGCCAGCGGATTACCTGGCGGCGGGTTTTGGGCTTGGTTTTATTGCCCATAGCGTTGCGCCACACCTCGAAGATGGCTTCCCAGCGGTCAGTTTCCTTGTTGGATGGAGCAATGCTGGCGAGATCTTCGCACCAGCCATCCGGGTATCCCTGAAGCCGGCAGCACTCGCCGGGAGTAAGTCGGCGCACCAGATAATCCGTGGGCGCAGCAACGGCAGAAGGGCCTTCCGCGACCAGTGTCGGCGCCTTTTCTTCTCCGATATTCATCCGATACTGCGCATTCTGTCCGGCATTGAAACAGGCTCGATCCAGCGAATAGACCGGTTCATCCTTGCCGATCACGGGCGGGTCTTTATAGTCTCGCGCCATGATAGGCGGAGTCTTTTCTTCGCCTAACTGCGTAAAGTTGCCGGTAGTCATGCAATAGCTGGGATTTCTCTGCTGGGCGATATACGTCTGATGATGGGTGCCTGGGGAGGCCGAGATGGTACCCGACTGGCCTCCGAGTTCACGAACTTCATCTCTCTGATTCTGCGTGAATGCGACAGGCTCCACAACGATCATGCCTCCCTGATTACAGGCAGGCGAACCACCGTTGCAGTCCAGCGTACGGCTGGTATCTGCTTCATAAATGCCGGCATGCGGATTTTCCGAAAGCATGGCGTTGCTCTGATCTGCGCTGATGCCAAAGACCAGCGGCACCTGATTACCGCCAGTACCCATGCGGGAAAGAAGCGTCTGACATACGCCATCTTCCCGGATCTTAATCCGACTGTCAGTAGGATTGAATTCAATGGCTACGCCGGGGATGACGCCTGCGCGAAGCGTAGGCGCTCGTTCATCCTCATAACCGATACCACGGCTGTCCGCGCTGTGCTCCGTGCAGAATCCTCCGGCAAGGTTTACTCCGTCACATTCGCCTGACGTTCCAGCGCCAGCCTCAGTACTTCCGGAAGTTCCTTGCCTCGCTTCTCGGCACGGCGGAGTATACCCTGACATGCCTTCGGACTCAAAGAGAACCTTTCCGGCACACTGTCCATCAAGATCGAGGACAGCAAATATACGTTTCCGTCTTTGTGCGACGCCCCAACCCTGCGCTGCGTCAAGGATTCGCCAGGCGAGAGAATAATGGTCGCCCAGGATTTCTCCGGCTGGCAGCCACTTTCCAGAACCCGGCAGAGGAACATCTGCTTCGGGTGCTTTGATGCGGATGAGGCTTTCGAGGACGCAGCGGAAGTCCTGCCCATTCTGAGAGGACAGGGCGCCCGGCACGTTTTCCCACACAGCCCATCGTGGATATTTTCCATTGGTTTTTTTCCTCATTTCCCGGATGATGCGCACAGCCTCATAGAAGAGTGTGGAACGGCTGCCGGACAGTCCCTCGCGTCTGCCCGCAATGGACAGATCCTGACAGGGCGAGCCGAAAGTGATAATATCTACCGGTTCCATTTCTCCGCCGTTCAACCCATGCACATCCCCGTAATGCTTTACCTCGGGCAGCCGCTTCTCTGTCACACGGATAGGAAACGGCTCGATCTCAGACGCCCAGACGGGCTTGATTCCGGCCATCTTTCCTGCCAGCGGAAAACCGCCGATCCCGTCGAAAAGACTGCCCAGGGTAAGTTTCTTATGTTCCATTTTGATCACCCCCGTTCTGCGCGACAGCAGGTACATTGGAAGCAACATTCTGCGCCGCCTGTGCGATTCGGATCATATTGCCGTTTACCAGATACTCGTTGCCGCCATCTTCGTCAGGGATGGGGTTCATGTTCTCCAGTTCACGGATATCGTTGGCGCTCATCCAGCCGTTCTGACGGGCGATGGCGTAGCCTTCCATACGGCTCTTGTAGTCGCCGCGCATCAGGCCGTCCATGTTGAACTGAGCATAAAAACAGCCCTTCTCCTTTTCGGGGAAGAGCTGACGGTTGAGCGCCTGTTCAATGCGCACCAGCCATGGACGGATGGTGTGGACGCCGAACGAGATTGACTGGTGTTCGATATTTGAAAACGTCGCATGCTCAAGGTCGCCTATGAGATGCGGCGGAACACGGTAAATGCGGCAGATCTCCGACACCTGGAACTTGCGCGTTTCAAGGAACTGCGCTTCGTTGTTCGGCATGGAAATCCGCTCGAACTTCATGTTTTCTTCAAGGATGGCAAA